ATTATCATTTTCTTTTATTAGCACTCCAGAATCTGCGCCGTATATTAAATTACCAGTTTCAACATCTACTCCTAAAGCGTATGTGGTTTCTGATTCATCAACAAACTTTAGGCTATTATTGCTAAGATATAAGTGTCGCCATTTTCTTTCAGCTGTGCCAAGATCAAAAGTGGAATTACTATAAGGAATTAAATTGCCGCTAACAAAATATGTGCTAGTAACAAGATTGCCACCTAGAGTTGGATCTGGATCTTCAGATAGGGATTGTATGCCGCTACCACCACCTCCACCACCACTCGTTGCTACGGCAGTACTAAGTGCGGTTATATGACCATTACTATCTAGTGTAATATTCTGAATAAAAGTATTGCCAGTATTACCGTTAGAAGATGAAGCAGCACTGATGGTTGGGTGGGCGTCAAGATAACCAGCATCATTAACTAATTGACTAATATTATCTCCAGAAACAAGCACTTGGTTCCCACCGATATAAACATTACCATTGCCGCTATCGTAGACAAAATCTGGTGTGCTTCTTAAACCCATAGCGTTTGTATCACCAAGAGCGCCAATATAAGGTATTCCGCTTAAGTTCGCATAACCATTAATAGATTTTACATCTCCTCCACCCAGCTTATGTTTGCCAAGAAAAACAAGAATAGTACCATTCGATGGGTGGGCTGAGATTACATGGCCAATAGATGTTGAAAAATTTGGAATTGTTGGAGCGGTGTCTGTAAATTCTCCAGAAGTAGTGGAAAGAAAAATTTCAGCTCCTTGAGCTACCCCCGAAGTTACAACATTTCTAACAAAACCAAATGTTGTTATATATCCAAAACTAGAAGACTCAATATCGTGAGTAGCTACTCCAGCAACATCAGAATTATCTTCACTATCAGCTGAAGCCAATACAATAGTAGGAGCTAGGCCATTATGAGCGCCATTAATTCTCACAACAGAGCCGTTAGTAATAGTGTCTGGAGTATTATTTCTAACTCTTATATATTGTTCATGTCCAATTTGTAAAGCAATATCCGCTTCATTATTGTAGAGAGTTATTGTGTGGGCTTCTTGATCGTAAAATAATCTTCCCTCAGAATGTGGAGGATAGTTTGCCTCGGCTATAGGTGTTAAGTCTATAGTGTCTAACGAACCACTAACAGCTGTGATATTACCATCTATGTTAACATTTCCAACACCAGTAATATTAGATGTATTAAGATCTAAATCACCTCCAAGTTGAGGGGTAGTATCATTTACCACATCTGTTAAGCCACCACCAACTCCAGTATAGTCAATAGTGATAGAGCTACCAGCAGCCGTTACCTCAAGGTCTGTGCCGCCAACAATACTAATGCCACCGGTTAAACCATTAAGACTACTAACCGCAGCAGCACTCAAACTACCACTGTCACCAATAGGATCAAGATTTTCCCAGGCGTTAACTCCATCACCAATTTTTAACACATTAAGATCTAGTGCAAATGCTGGTTCTCCGCTAGATAAAACTACTCCAGTTAATTCAGCATTATTGTTGCGGTGTAATAGTATTTTAGTCATGATTTTTTACTCGTATATTTTGTGTTCTAGGGTTTCGATAGCTTTAGCAAGTGTGGCGATTTGAACTTTAAGATCATTCATAACTTCTGTGTTTTTTTCTAATGCTCTGAATAAGATATTCATAGTTTCCTTATGATCATTTAATCTTTCCATAATAAAATGTCGATCTCTACTGTATTGGCTTGATTGGGCGCATGATTGGATCATTTCTTCAACGTCTTTTCTATTTACCAGATTCTTAATAAATGTTGTCCAAAAGCCTATTAAGGAAAGGATAATCATGACCATTGATGTAGTTAGGTTTTCAAAAAAACTACCTAACGTATTTGGGTCTGCCATAAGGATAGTCTCCAAGTGTATAAAAAACAAACCAACAGTTTTTACACCGTTGGTCTGCTTTGTTGGTAAAAATTCACAATAAGTTTAGGTATCAGCCAGTTTTACGACCGTAATCAACATCTGTGCCATCAGCTGTATTTGTTGGGTTTTTCGCCCCGTACATAAACGCAAGTTCGCCAGGAACTTCACGAGTAGGACTAGCAGCATGGTCAGCAGCAAACGTGTCAACCTGAACAGTTGGATCCACAAAGAACTTACCAGTAAACATATTGTAGTAACCATTTCTGAAAGCTGTGGTATACTGTAGGGTACGAGAAGTTTCAGTTTTATGAATACTCTTAGTGAGATCTGGTCTAGGATCTTGATATAGGGTATTTAGGGTCTCAGTAATATCATTTAGTTGTGCAACATCAAGGAAAACGTTGGCTTTGTTAACAGTAGAGCTAGCAACTGGGGTTGAGCCAAAAACGCCCACATTATTAGTTTTCGATACTAAATTATCTCCATCAGCTGTGATGTTAGTGGCTGTAATTGCGCTATTGGCAGCAATATTACCACCATTCATTATTGCTCCACCATTATTGCCACCAGCATTAGCTCTGGTTTTAGCTGTACGTGTACTCATTATCTTCTCCATATATGGTTAAATAGACTAAAAGCATATGCTATATTAAATACACCAAAATATTGTTATTCTGCACAGATACTTAGATTAGCAGTGAGTTCTGGAATACCTCCAGTTCCAATGCTGAAAATTGTTGCTAAAACAGGGTCTAGTTTATTAGTAGTAGGCACAACCGAGGCATAAACCTTGTGAGTGGTACCAGGATGAGAATAGCCTTTTGCAGTATTTACATTTTTATAATTTATATCACTTTGTGTGTAAATTGGATAATCACCACTACTGCCATCTGGAAAAGGTTCCGCCGCAGCTTTAGCTTGACCAGCTTTTAAGTGATTTTGTGCTATTTCAAAAAGATAAGTAAAATTATCAGAATTATATGTAAAATCAAACCCAAACTCCTTTTTGATTTGTATATGTTCCTTAAAGGCTGGTTTACCATCTGCAATCAATGCCTTGGTTACTGGTATTCTTGTTGTTGTTTTCGATATTTTATTAGGACTACTAAAATCATAATATTCGTTGAGTTTCTGATTTATCCAGTCATTCCAGTCTTTTCTGTTTAATGTTTTCTGAGCTGCTATCTTAAGTGTCTTGACTAGAATTTGACTTTGAAGAGTTTCTTTTCGTTGTATTATAGCGCTAATTGAAATTAGTTTACTTTTCATATCGTTAAGCAATTTTTCTAATCCTGGAAATTTTAATCCTTCTACACTAACCTGATCATAAATATTGTCAGATATAGAATCGGCAAAAGTCTTCCAGCCATTTCTTGGGCTTGGAAAGCTGACTAGTTTATCAGTAGTGCTTAAATAGTGACACCCTAAAGAAGAGGGACAACGCACTATAAGTTCATTTATTGGTGTCCAATTTGTAAGACCATAATTATTATCTGTTCTTGCCATCTTCTTTATGCTCTTCATAATACTTTTAATGTTTTGATTTTGTATGTTATCAATACCGAAATCAGCAATCTCATTTAACTTACTGACTGCTGCATCTGCGTATTGCTCTAAAGCCATATAGGCCATCAGGGAAGATATAGCTCGACGATGCACCTTGTTGTTTGCGTTGTATGTATTATATTTGTTAAATGCCCCAATTGCCGCTTCATTGAGATCGGCCACAGATTGATTTTTCAATAAATTAGCTTGCGCATTATTAACTAGATTATAGAATGCTGAATATTTTGTAATATCATTATCTAAAATGGCTATCTCTGAATTATGATTCTTTATTTCTTCATTTAACTGCAATATTTTTGGATCATTAGTTTCTGTGCCAGGAACCTTTTCTTCTAGTCCATCTAGTTTTTCTAATATGTCTGCTCTATTAAATAATTTACCTTGATATTTAGATTGTATTGGGCAAATAGCATCTGGTAAATCACAGTATTTTAACAATTCGTTTATTTTGCTGGTTAAGCGGTTAATTTGTATTTTAGTTTCAGTCTCCCTAATTCTAGCTTCGTAAAATAATGATATTGCGCCAGATGCGTAACGTCTAGGGTCATATGATGCTCCTATAAGAACACCTCCTGTTCCAACCAACATCGTGAAACTCACAGTAATCCCTCCATAAAAAAAAGCTGCCGCACCGGCTGTTAGTCCTATTGGAGGAAATATGAAACCAGAGAACAATGCAGTTACAACGCCAAAAGCAACCGTCCCAAATGTAGCATTGACTTCGGCATTAGAAACCCATGAAGATACGTATGCTTTTATTGCTTCTTGTTCTAACTTAAGAGTTTCTTGAACTTTGGAGACAACTTGAGTAAGTTCATTTACTGTATCTTGAGGTAATCTCTTAAATTTTAATTGATTAAGATTTTTAGCATACTCGTTTATGGCTGTTTGTATCTCTGCATATGCATCTGTAATCTCCTTTGGGACACCACCAAAGCCTGGTATCTTTATATATCCTTTTAAATAGCCATCAGATTGGTGTTGATTTTTAATTTCCTGGAATAGAGCGGTCTGCAATTGGAAAATTTTTAACTTGTCTTCTTCAATTTCTTTCAATTCTTGTAATCTTGCTAAATTATTACAGTTGGCCATTATAGTATTGACTCCCATGTGGATTGTACAAAGTCGCCAGAGTAACCAGGTATAATGCCTGATGCATCCACATCGGCAAAATTAGCATCAGGACACCAACCAGACACACTAATGTAATTATCAGATGTGTTTGTATATGATGTTATAAGAGGAAGGATAATTTCATAGGAATAGTTTTCTGAGCTATCAAATCTCTCTGAAAAAAAACTTGCTAACGAAGTATACATCTCATCGCAGGTTTGTCCAGTCAACGGAAATCCTCCAATTGCTAATCCTGTTGAATTTATTTCATAGCCTGATGGATCTAAAAGATAAGCATCAAGACCAACAGTGCCGCCTCCAATCAAAGGCAATAGGGCATCACCAAAATCAAGTGGGTTGTCAATAATAGAAGTAGAAGGTACTGCATAATTTACGCCGCCTGTTTCTATAGAAAACGGTGGCATCCACGCCCCAGGAACAGGTAAGCAACCAGAAGGTACACATCCTGAGCCATATAGATTAGACAAAGGATCTAATGAAACACTATTAGGTAGTGCGTTAGAGAATGCTGTTACAAGATTTACGTTTCCGGGTGTTGTCGGGCCTATATAATCTGGTCCTGGCATTAGAATATACTCACTTTATATTTTTTAGGATTTTGACTATAAAAAAACTGAAATTTTAATTCTGTTCCAAAGTCTTCTTGACCAGGATATGTTTCGCTTGCTGTATCGGTATTTTTCTGAACATCTCCGTCAACATTCAGTTTACTGCCATAAATGTAACTTTGGGCGGATGTTTCATCTCCACCAAAACCTGCACTATGATCTGTAACGATTATAGGCTCATGCACACCATCTGCGAAATTTTGACCCGCACCATTCTTTACTGGTTGATCAGCTTTGGCTTTTCGGTCATTATATCGACCTTCTTTGCTAGCGTTATAATAAAAAGTAGCCATAATAATTTTACCTTTGTTTAAGAAGACTCAAATTATTATACACTTTTCTCCGGAGTTTTTAGCTGATAATGAAAAATTTTTTCCAGAGTATAAAGATTATTGGTTTTATATCCGTAAATTTTAGGGTTATTCATAATTAAAGATATATGATCATCATTCCACGCATTGCCATTAACAATAACGTCAATATAAGGAACTTTTTTAGATATCATCATAGAGGCAATGATATTATCAGAAATATTGTCTAAAAATAGGTTGGTGGATGGATAGATAACATCTATTTTGTGAGCAAGAAGCATCTGTGCAATTTTGTAAAGCATATATTCGGTGAATATTCTGTAATCAAGAATATATCTCAATTCTACATTGTGCCGATCACACAGATCTTTGTGGATGTTTATGTCTTGTCTAAATTTGTCATATTTTTTGTTGCAGAGAGCATGGTTAGGAATTACTAGTTCGATAATCTGGGCACCATCTTTAATAGCCTGCTCTATGGCGTATGTGCGAGACTTGAGAGGAGAAATGCCATAGGGGAAATCTATGACTGTTGATAAGGCACACTGATTTTTAATAATGTTTTTGCTACATCTCAGATAAGACGGCAAAACCGAAATGGTATTAGGCTGATACTTTAAAGCTTGTTTAATATAGTCTTTTACTTCACTGTCATTTGAAGCTGTGTCGTAGTATCCGTACTCTAAAATATTCATAAGATCGATTCTTTAACTGACCGTATATTTGGATATTTTCTATTACCTAATACACCATCAGCAAAGCCATAATAAACAGTTTCATCAGCATTAATATACCAATCGCCCTGCTTCAATTTTGTGTGTAAAAAGTTTTTTACTTTAGAGACAGATATTTTATCACCATATTTTTCTTTGAAGAATTTACCATTAACACACTGATTAGCATATATGTCCATCATAGTGTCACAAATATTTTGTTCATACTTAACCCAGTTTTGCACATTAAGATAATGGCCGCCAGCTTCTGTTGATCCATAATGACTCATAAAATAAGCATGTGGCATCATTATTCTTAAATCGGCAGCTTGCAGTATTATGCTGCTCATGCTTTCTGCTTGGCCATATGCAATAATAGTCACATAAGATTCGCAGTTAATGATGGAGTCATAAATAGACATACCATCAGACCATTCACCACCCAAACTTTGCATATGTATGAGTATGGGATTATGATTAAAACTATCTAAAGCCCGTATGTTCTTAATAAAGGTGTTGGCCATCTTATATTCAACACCGGGATTTTCATCTGCTACAAAATGGTTATGTAAGAATATCTCTCTTGTTTTAAAACTGGCATTGTTGTTGTGTAAATCTTGCAGTAAGTCATTTTCTACCGAGTTGTTCATAAAAGTGTTGCCTTATGTTGTTATTAACATCTCCCATTACATCTCTATCTTTAAAACTTTTTCCGATAGCTATGCGAAATCTATAACGTGTAAAAACATCTAATATCTCTATGCCTGGGGTTTTCTCTATAGCATCAGATACCTTTTGGGTAATATCAAAATTAGTATGACCCATCCAAAAGTTGAATATTTTGCTTGACGCATTATATTCATTATAAGGAATTAAACCCATAGGGGAAGAAATAGCATACATGCTATGCTTGGTTGGTTCTTCCTCATCATCATACTCTTCTTCTTCAGTATATGAAGCGTTATTAAAGTCGGGCCATTCTGTTTCTGGTAATTCCGCTAGATAAGGATCTATCCATTTTTCCCAGATAATTTTATTGTTGTGCTTTAACATTATTATTGAAAGATGATGGTTGTACTATTGGTTTATCACTTATTGTCTTAAATGCATCATCCAATACTTTCCATTCTAGTATAGTTTTTGTCAAAAAGGTTTTGCTTTCTGAATTACTATCAATTTCTGCTTTAAAAATATCTAAGATATTACCTGAGAATAAGCCATTATTTATTTTAAATAGCATTTCTGCCAGCAACTTAGCTAGTACCGGATCATCACTAATCCAGTCACAATAAACATTAACTTGATTATTAGCGTCGATAGAAAACTCTACCGACGCCATGCTCTCTTTTTCTTCAGCAATATCAACGTCTTGTTCTTTTTTTCTTTGGAAAAATTTAAACATTCAGAAGTTCTTTAATACTAGCTAGAGCCTTATTGATATTTTGCCTAACGGCCTCTCTAGTTATATTAAAGGCTTTTCCGATCTTTTCAAGCGTTTGACCTTCAAAGTAATACAGTCTAATGTATTCTCTTTGGCGTTCAGATATTAATTCAGAATTTAATATCGTATATAAATCCTTGTGAAGATTATCGTAAGATTCTATCTCCATAAGAATTGTGCAGGGGTCCTTCTCTTTAGATGGCAAAGTATCTCGGATATTAGATGAATCCTCATCTTTTGCATAATCTAATGAAGACTTTTTGGGGGCTTTATACTTTTTGGTAGCATAGGTTTGTATAGCCCAAATTGCACATTGGTTTCTATAGGAGTATTTGGTCTTTTTTTGACCAGTTGGGCCAGTTCTATTTTCATCCCATCTCCAATCTCCTACCATAATAGCATTAGCCACATCTGAGATAGCATCCTCACTACCCATCATTTCTGCCCGAAGAGAGCCGCCAAATTTATTAATAGTCTTTTTGGCAAGCTGTAGGTACGTATCGAGATCGTCAAATTCCTTAGTCATTATTTAGTCCTATGGTAAAAAGTCAAAAATTATTACTTAGTCAATTTCTTCCACTGTTCTGGATCTGGTCGATCTTTGTCGCCAGGTTTAGCTGGTTTGTATTTTTTACCTTCTCTTTCTTTTTTCTTGCGAATGTTGTCCCAAAGCCCCGGTTTGTCCGAAGCATAAGTATCATCGTCACCCAGAGGTACATACTTTACAAAATCATGTATGGTTCTCATGTAATCCTCTGTTATCGCAATTTTACCCTGTAACCAGCTCTCTGTCAAGTTCTCTTTTACCATAGGATCTTCGAGAGACGACAGTATTTCCTGTGCATGTCTCATTATTGCATTTAATGAGCCAATATTCATTTCTAAGAAATCTTGCTTATATTCCATAAGCTCATCAGCTTTTAATTGATTCTGTACGTCTGTTAATAATTGTTTGTAATTTTTCATAATATCACCATGCCTTACATGACCAGTATCTTGCTTTCCATTTTGGACCTGGGTTATCGCAGTTATGTCTAGCCCGAAAGCTCTTACGTCTTTCAGGTATGTTCTTTTTGATCTTCATATTAGGATCACCAAAGTTTACCTTAACGACATTACCCTTGTCATTTTTTACATATACACTAAATTTCTTTGGTCCGTCAGGAGTGCGAAAAGGTTTGTTTAGTGTTACTTTACGGCCTTCTTTTTTAGCCGCAATAACCTTGCCTTCCTCATCATATATTTCTGAGGCATCTACCTCCCACACAAACTCATCCCACTCATCATCCCACTCAACAGAAGCCCACAGATTGTCGTGAACGGCCTCTATTAAAGAATGTTGTTCGCCCCTAGTCTGATTTAAACAGACGGCTGTACGCTGAGACTGATCGGGATATTCCTTTTTCATAACTTCGCTGCTCATGCAACGAGAAACGAATTTTTGTTTATCTTCATTTGGTTTAGGGTTTGGTATTGGCATACTTATGTCCTTTAATTGTTGTCTTCAATAAGAGATAGATATGACTCTCCGATGGTCACAGCTCTTCTTCCTACACCGGAAATCATGAAACTCTCTTTATCTGTAGTGATATTTACTTCTATTACATGCGGCATCCATTCGTTTGTTGCTTTACGAATAAGTGTTCGCTTCGCAAAACCACGTTCAAGACTGCCACCAAAACTAGTCGGCTCATCTAGCCAAATATCTTCAAAACTACCCTCTGAAGCTAGAAACCTTATCTTAAGTGTTGTGGGTATGGAATATTGTTTGTCGGACGGCCTAACATCACCCCGACTCACAAGCTCTGGGCGATCCAATTTCCATTTACTGCGAGTAGTTCTCCCGACGATCGCGCCGTATATCGATCGGATATATCGGCCGAGTTCTTGCTCAAGTGACTTCCAAATGTAAGGCTGTGGGTTCCTTATCTTATTGCCACGAACCTGCCATTTATATGGGCTAGATTGTGTTCCTAAACCAGCAGATGTAATTGGGATTCCATAATATACCGAGCTCATTAAACCGCGTCTACCTATCTTAAACGGCGTAAATATAGAGGTCGGGCTATAGGCAAGCGTATTACTTTTAGGGCAAGGCGCGTCCACCCAGCCACATTGCTGCTGTACCCTGTAAGGCGAGCAGGGGCCCTTATACTCCTTGCAAGCTTGGCCAGCCCATAGTCCATCGGGTTGCCAGCGTGTTACCAGTCCATGAGGTAAACTAGAGTTTTCATAATTTGCAGTATATACAAATGCTGTTGGGCTGCCTAGTAGGGCTAAATTATAATAGCCATCAATTGGACTATTTCTGCCAGGGTCACAGTCATCAGCACAAGCTTCTAAATCTGCGGCGTTAGATCCCAAACAATCAACAGGAAAACCGCCCAAAAACGGCCCTTCAGATGTACAAGAGAATGAGTCTAAACACGTAAATAATTCTTCAGAGCCAAAGGTAAGTCCATCGCAAGCACTACACGGAATTATGCCCAAGGCATCATAATATTGCCTAGCGTTATATTCACAGTCTCTGCCAGTAAGGTGTAGATATGGAGGAATATCGAGGGTCTGGGAAGCTTGAATATTACTTCCAATAGTAATAGTTTCAAAAACTTCAACATCATCGGCAAATATATCTAATAATACTTTAACTATATTGAACTCCCACCCCTTAGTTTTTCTTAAGTCTTCTGCAATTTTATTAGTCTCTGCTTTGAAAGTTAATAGGTCGGCATCGCCATCTTGGTATTTAGAAAAATTATTATTGAATACTACTTTTTTATTGAATTTAGCTTTTTTTCTTAATTGTGCAACATTCATGTTTTGTAATATATTTCTTCAATAGAGGGTGGTTTAAGTTGTAAACTCTCAGACACATAAGGTACATAAAGCCCATTATTAATATAGGTGTTAACGAAGGTGCATCGATTAATTAGTGTTGGATGATAAGCGTATGGAGTTGTGGGTCTAGGAGGAGATATGGTATTATCGCTTATTTCATTTGAAGTAAGATTTTCATCAATCTGATAGGATCCATTGTTTTCAGAAAAAGTCTGACTTATTTTTGTATTGTCATATACCTCTGAAAATCTAATATTATTTATGCCATCGATTTGAGATACGATTTTTCTTGTCGCCATAGATCACCATTTTGGTATATTGATTCGTATTCATATATACACCTCAGCGACCTAAAATCTACAATAAGTGTTTAGAAATTATTTTAGCCGTATTTTCCCAGGTAAAAGATTGAGAAGTATTAACACCATTGGGATTGACGCGAATATCATTACTATAGACATATCTCATGTGTTCTATAATTTGTTCTACTTGCTTGGCTCCTATTTTAGCCCATTTACCAAAACCATCAAACCACATATTATCTACAGCAGATTCCAGGTCATCCATATCTACCAAAAAGCTGTTATCTTTATTGCAATATGCTGTATGAGCCGAATAATTAGTAGCAATCACAGGTTTATTCATGGCCATAGTTTCCAAAATCTCATTATTCCAGCCTTCTGCCCTAGAGATATAAACACCACAACTCATTTCTGAAATAAGTCCAGCGAGTTGTTTATGTGTTGGAATTCGGTCATGTATGAATATTTTGTCACCAAGTTTACTATTTTTATACAAATCTTTCCATGCCTGAGCTTGCTCTGGCTTTAGGAATGGATTGTGGTTTACCATATGTAATTCAACGTTGTCTTTTTCTGTAAAAGCTTCATTGAAAATATGAACAAGTAGATCGTGACTTTTTCTAATTTCCCACTTGCCAATGTTAATGAACTTATATGGTGTGTTCATTTGTGGAAGTGTAATATCCGGATTGAATACATTGTGATCTGCGGCCAGTGGAGCTATTACAATTTTATCTGCAGAAATTCCATTATCCACATATATTTGTTTGGCCCATTCACAAGTAGCAAAGATAATATCTGCATGTTTTAGGCAAGCTAATTCGATTGGCTTAAGTTTATCTATTTCAAAAAACGGAAAAACACCATACTTGCCACTACCTACTCTAGAAAATAAATCGTGCATATGCCATATTTTTAAACATGGGGCGTCTTTACTTTCTCCAGTTAATGTTCTTTGAATAGCTTCCTGTGCAATTTCCTGATCACCTTCTGTCTCTAATGATATACCACCAATAGGAAAAATATATGTGTCTGTAAGTTTATTCAACTGCTTCCATATGTTAGTGGAAGTAATGCCATAGCCAGTAGTATTATTTAAGGGGGCAAGTAAGTTTATCATTATTTTCCTTTATACATACATAATTTGAGATGGATTAACATATAGGCCAAAGCTGGGATTGGTGCGAGTTATTTTTTGGTTAAATAAAACGTGTTCACAATTTTCTCCACTATATCTAGCAGAGCAAAAGTCTTTTACATTGTAGATACAACAACCGCCAAAAGCACTGTTGACTTTAATTAGCGGGGAACCAATAAGAGGTATCCACCACTGAAACCAATACATAAGACCATTTTGTTGTGTATCACTCCACCAAGTGTGTCTATATGCCCACGAATCATAATTAGTCAATAGAGGATGTTTAGATTCTGTACCATTGGGGAAATTGGTAATTTTGTGAAGAAAAGAAAATCCTGCTATTGCACTGGCTTCTGGTTTTTCACTAAGCCAGCCGAATGAATTTAATAAACCCTTGATAGAAAAGGCTCGGAAATCACTATCTAATACTATAACATAGTCAAGCTTATCCTTGATAGATTCTATATAATCGACATACTTATTTCTTGCTTTAGCTAAATTTTCTGTGCGAGTAGTAGAGGTAGAAAGAGGCATGTATGGGGTGTCTAGTTTTTCTGTTACAAAAACAACATTGTCTTTCGTCTTTGCCCAATCACCTATAATTTCTGGAGTGTTATCTGAAGAATCATTCTCGTATATGTAATAGTGACAAGAATTAAACTTAGGTTCTATTTGTTCAGATAGGAAGTTCAGGTTATTCCCTATGTTTTCTGACGAATTACGTGCAAGTGTAACAATTGCTATGTTTTTAGTTTTTGCATATTCAGTGCCTTTTTGTATAAGAGTCTCATAGCCATCATTAAACTCTATAAGACACTTCATGTCATGCATAGGAATTTCATTCATAATCGAAAAAGCACCATCTTTTAGGTTTGTCTAGCTTGAAAAACGAATTAACATAAACAAGGTATTCTTGCACTTCTTCCCATTCGCTAAAAATCATTTCATGAGGAATAGTGCCGAACAACCAGTCAGGAGCATTTTGTTTGCCTTGCTCCATATGAATTATAATAGGTTTCTTTTGTCTATTCGCCCAAAAAATTTCTTCTAATGTTCCGCATGGATGAGTGTCTAAGTCTAGATTTACTATTAAGAAATCACTAATATCAACCATCCTTAGATCTACCGACCTAATATTCTTCATTAGTTCTGATAATTCATCAAACCTCTTATGCTTTTTTAACTGTAGCTTATATGCTGCTACGTTTTCATCTTCGACGGCAATATTAGTAGGTTTTTTTAAAGGATTAAATACAGTAACTTGTAAGCTTTCTAAGAAAGGAGTTATAAAATCCCTCCAAGTAGAACCTCTATCAGAAACCCTGTCTATTGCACCAGCCAGATAACATCTCTGGTTTTTTAGTTTGTTCATTGAAAATCCATGTAGACGTATACAAATTTGTCTTTGGTTTTTGGGGCAGCTGGTCTGTTGCCTGATCTGGTTTCTTTAATGTTTTGCAAACCATTCATAATCCCTATTATAACTCCCATAGAGATTAAGAAAAGCACAGACAGATCAATTGTGGGTGGGTTCATAAATATAAACTCCGAAGTCGTAACACCAAATGTCTTCTATTAAATTAGATATCGTTCGCCAATCACCACCAGCAAATCCTAAGCCTATTTTAGGAGAATGTATTTGTACTTTATGTTCTTTATCTGAAGATGTTAATTGCTTGCAATAGGCTCTAAGATGAAGCATACATGCTGATAATGCTCCATAGTTAATAATCCTTTGAGTAATCTTGTCTTTCTTTCCATTACAAAACATATTGGCTACAATAATTTTAGATTTAGAATTAGAATTCTCATAAGCCACAATTATTTGGTTGTCACCAAGCTTTTTAGCGTTCAGCAACGAGAGGTTCTCTAGGATTATCGGGTATTGATCGTATAGACTTAAGGAAAATCTAGATTGGTTATTTATGTCCAACCCGCATACATTGGGAATGACAACGTGGATATCCTGAGTATTAACGACATTCCTAACCTCACTAAAGATATCTTGTCTTAGTGTGGGGAATTTACGGTATCTATCACTCACCATTTTCCTAGTGGGCATTTTTGATCCTGCCATGCTAATTTATTGAAAAATTCTTTCTTCTTTGAAATCCCGCACCCACACTCTGTACATTCTTTATTTTCTTTATCAAAAGACTCACATGCTGAACAGATATTAAATCTGGTCTCTATTTCAAAATTCGATGATTTTGGCATTCCTTTGCTTATGTGCCAAAATAATGCTTTAAAAAAGTTCCTAATTCGCCACATTTTAGTTGTAGTATTTTTCCCACTCCTCCCAGAGTTCTTCTTGTTCTATGTCAGTTTTCTTGTGCTTAAAATCATGCTTTTGATGTCTAGCATTTTTTTGCTCAATATGATCAGAAAATCTCTTGGTGGATTTTTTATTTCCTATAGAGGTTTTTCTAACTTGCTTTCTAACGTCATACTCTTCCATTTTGTCTCCTCTGACAAACTATTCTAACACCGAAATCTAAAAAGTCAAGTCCACAAATAAAAATTTTATAGCTTGACATACACACTGTACACTCTTACTAATGATGCAGGTCAGGCAGGTACAATAGGGTATAGGATGCCATAACCTTCATACTTCTTATCGCCTTTATACTTAGGGTCTTTTAAGCTCTGTGCTGTTTTCTTAAATAGTTTGATAAATTCGTCTCTAGTTATTCTTCTGCCTAAACCAGAAATAGCTAACGAAGCACAAGCTGCTGCAAAAGGATTGCTCATACTTGTACCGCTCATTTTAGCATAACGATTTCCAGGCACACAACTAAGAATATCTTTGCCTGGTGTTAGAAAGTCTAGGCTTTTTCCGCTACAGCTAAAACTAGTCCGATTAAGATTAGAGTCTATTGCTGCGATACTGATAGTATTGTTATATCTAGCAGGAAACATGATATCATTACTAGGGCCACTATTTCCAGCAGCACAAAAAATAAGACAACCTTTACCGGCCGCATAATTGATGGCGTTTTGCATATGGCGTGAGGAAGTGGGGCTTCCTAGACTCATGGTAAGTATGTCAGCATCGTTGTCAGCGGCCCATATGATCCCTTCAACGACGTCTTTTAAATTTCCTGAGCCGTTGTCACCCAAACTTTTAACAGGGATGATTTTCGTCCTTGGGGCCACACCCACCATCCCTAAGTTATTATCACTAGCAGCTATTGTTCCTGCTACATGAGTGCCATGAGCATTACCATCTTGAGGATCAGAACCTTCATTAACAAAATTAAATCCAGCTATTAAATTTTCTTTAAGATCATTATGGTTAAGATCACATCCAGTATCTATGACTGCTACCTTAACGCCTTCTCCCATGCTATATTTCCAATATTTTTGTATCTCAAATTTAATAATTTCCCAGCCATAAAACTGACCACTATTGGAATCTAATCCAAAAATATCTTCTCTGATATATGGTAATAAGCTAATTTTTTTCATAATAATCTATTAATTTGTATATCTGTGTTATCAGTGTAGTACCATTGTTCTAGATGATAAGATTCAGTGGGAGTGAAGGGTGGTAAGGGGCACTCTGTTAAAAAGCATTGCGAGTTTACGCCGAATTCAATTGATACAATTCCCATTTTATTTAATGTTGCTAAATTTGGAATCGCGTATTCCCAACTCCAAGCCCAATTTCTGTAGTTAGCACTTACACCTACCGGATTATATTTATCTATTTGTAAAAAATCAATATTTAACCTAGTGGGAATTTTTTCTTCATGATCAAGAGTCACACCACCCGATTGTAGTGCTTTTGTATCTATAAGATTAGTGCTAGCACCAAAATTAAAAGTCCTGCCTTTGATTTCTTCTTCGCTAAATTGACTAAGCAAATATTCTTTTTCTTTTTGCATAAGATTTTTTATTACTATTGAATCAAATGTTATACTTATAGTTTCATAATGGTAATTTACGACAAATCCATTTTTTATGTAATCAGTATATTTACAGTCGGGGAACCCACTAAATGTCAATGGTCCACCCAAACGCCGTTCGCAGGTGGCCTGCTTACGCATGGGTGATGCTTTGTTGGTTTTTGGGTTATTGTATCGATTGATAATTTCGCTTGCTGTATTGAGGTCTGGACATACATCGTCTATTTCAAATGTTGGTGCAGTTTTTCTTTTGTTCCTGTCGTAAGGGTCATAATCATCAGTCCACCACGCCTTTAAATCTAACGATGAATGTTCGTCTAGGCTGCCATCTTTAGGTATTGTTGTTGTAATATCCTTTTCTCCCCCGACACAAGCACCATTGGTTATAAATTTCGGTTGGCAAGGAAAAGGAGCTGGGCCTACAAGGATTCTATGGCCTCTTTCATCTGTTCTATATACTGGAGGACCCCAAAGCACTCTTCCATATAAATCAGAGTTATAATTTACATTTTCTATTTCTTCACCTACTATCCAGTTACATGCCATTATGTTGTCTCCCAGAATGAACCACATTTTTGTTGACCAGAAATTGGTGGCAATGATTGTTTTTGAACAGTATAGCTAGCACTACTAAAAGAAATATCGATGTTGCTGTATGATTCAGCAGCTTCGCTGCATATTGTTGGGCTTTGTTCACCGTCGTAGGTAAAAGCGTCAATAACATCTGCTGGTAAATCTGCACATGGATTTACTGAAGTACCCCCTACAAAAGTACTATCTAGATAAGTAAAACTCCATGTAAACTCACTCAGCACCGCCGAAGTGCCGCTGTGGGTAGCTATTTCGTTATAATAATCCGAGCAGGATCCAAAGTTAAGAGGATATCCACCGCTAGCATCAATTGGCCCATCGTTGTCAGGAAAGCTAACGCCGCCATCCATCTGCAAGCCATTTACTACACATCTTGGACAAACAGGAGCATATGCATCCATATATTCACCTATAATACCAAGCTCCTGGTCTTCTAATACTGGTATTTCTGGAGCTTTTATATTATCTATTATATCATTAGAAGGTCTAGTAATGGAGTCGACATCTGACCATAAATCTATAGATATTAATATATGATTATCACAGTCTGGTTTGCCACAACAAGGCTCATTGGTGCAGCATCCGTTGCATCTATCTTTTTGACAAATACCAGCATCTCTACATGGTTCAAAATTTCCATCAAAAATTTTGACCAATAATTCAAGCGGATCCAAACCCATGCATCCAATATTTTTAAATATACATCCGTGCAACCTGTCTCTGTCTTCTCTTCTTTTCAATCTGTCTATTGCGTCATGAACTTTTTCAATAGGATTTTTATCGCTTACTGGAGTTTTCGCAGGGAACCCCTGTGTATTATTGCTATCTGATTGTGCTTGTTTAACAGCTTCTATTTGATTTTTTGATAATTGAGGACCAAGCATTATAGTCTCCTTGGAATATTAAGCAAATCTGATTCTGTTTTGCCCTTGCTTAGTTAAATCATAAAATGTAACTGTGTCGCTAAGTGGCAGATAACTAAGATCTGAAGATAATGGCAAATATGGTATATACCAACGATTTAAAGAGTAAAAATTAATCATAGGCGCCGTATCTACAAAGTGTGGATGATAGGCGGTTCTTTCTGGTATAGCTAAGCTTGTGGGGTCTGTTTGCATCAATGATCCGACACCCTTTTCTGCTATAGCACGACTTACATCCCGAAGATCATACAATGATTCTTCTGAGTCATAATTCAGATAGCCACCAGGCTTTCGGTTGAAAGAAACATTATTTTTAGATTGAGATGATGTTGCTGTGCGTGTACTCATATTAGTTTTTATATTAAGTGAATGATTTTAATTCCATTTGTGCTATATTAAATAGTCCACTAAGTTCACGATAAACTTGAGGGCCAGTTATACTATCTTTGTGTATATTTGCTATCTCCACACTACCAGACGCACGGTTTGCGCTTCCAGAGAAACTTTTACCCACTATCATATATGGTAAATAGCCTGATGAAGTCTTCACAACTCCCTGATCAATAGGCGTCATAAGATCAGATACAGAAATAAAATTTATTTGATTACCAGACGTATACTCTGCAACTGACATATCTAAGCTAAAGTTATTCATCCTAGCAGCTCTGTTTCGAGTTTTATAATCAATCCACTTCTGTAAATCTTGTGATGTGCCAAATCTAAAAGCATAAAAATTACCTTCATAGCTAATACTTGTTGAGAACGCATCGTCACCCAACGCAACACCTGTGCGTCGTTCACCAAGTACAGGATAGAAACGCATTTTGGTTACCTTGGCTTGCCAAGCTTCTCTATTGCACGATCTTTTTCTAGAAGTAGATGGGCTTGAAACTGTTCCTACAATTTTTTCACTCCCAGCACTACTACACTTAACACCCATAATTGAATTGCCGCAGACACATGAGAACGGCTGCCCAAACCTAGTGCCACTGCCTATTTTAGTGTAACTACATCCCGCATTTTTTTTCTTGCAAGGATGACTTCCTCCCATTATTGGTAGACCACTTCCAGGATCTATGGGTAAACCATCACAATCGATAGGATTGTCTGGGCAAAATGAATCGCATGTTTTAAAATTTCCGATTCCGACTGCTCGCCACGCTGTTCCTGGACTTGAGATTAAACCTCTCTCAATCCATTGATTACTAAGAATGGTTTCGTGAGTAGGGCACGTCTCACTTGCTTGATTTTTTTGATTTGTAGATAAAATTTGTTGTATTTCTACCGCTTGGCTTAAACGCATAATTACCTCACTAGCTATATTAATCTGCCAAATAAATCTGAACATGGAGTACCAACGATTGGTACAGTACCACTACTTGAGACAACTACCTCTGTATCAAAACTATCAAAATATATATTGATACCTGAATATTGTGTAGCTAGAGCCTCGCACCCTGGTCCACTTAATCCAGCAAAAGATTGCGATGAAGCGTCTGCAAAATCTTCCGGTACATTTTCACATCCAGAGCCACTAACCACAGTACCGTCTTTGTATGTAATAGTCCAGTCGATAGGATAACCCAACTCCATAGAAGTATCGCTATAGCTTGCTAGCGTGTTGGCTATCTCTTGTTCTAACTCTGCACAGCTTGACGCCACTAAAGGGAAGCCTTGTTCATTATTAAGAGGCCCATCTCCACTGGGAAAACTGACACCAAACCGTAACGAAAAGTCTCCACCTTCTACCACACAGCCAGGACAAGTACCAGCCATAGATCTGTAATAAAAATATTCTACGTTAAGATTTTGAGCACTAATATCCTGTGCATTTTGTGTATTAATTTGATTATCAATAAAATCTTGCAATATTTGCTGCATTGCTAGAGATGTGTCAGGTGCATAATAATTGTATATAGTATTTGCATCTTCTCTACCAATAAAAAATTCTTTGTTTTGCTTTTTATTGTAAAAATTTTGCGTAAAAGTAGTTACACTCGTATCAGAAATTTTCTTTAATTCATGAGCAGACAGACTTTCGCCTACGTTTTGAGTATAAAATAGCGAAGGGTCAGGCAAAGGTATGTTGTTTTTGATGCCTAAATATGGAACATCTATATTTCTAAATACAGCCGTATTTTGAGGATAGATACTATTAGTGAAAGAGTTATTATTTGTTGCTTTTGTTTTTCGTTGAGATGGCAATATAGGATCAGTATTGATACCTACACTCTGATCAGGATTAATTACGGTTTTATCTCTCAGTATCAAATAATAATAATCGTTTTGCTTCTCTTTGATTGTATTGAATTTTATTGTATTTGTGCTTTCACGGGCTACAGCCGTATATGTACTCATATTACAAGTCTTTCGTTAACTTTTTAATATTCTGTATCCATTCATAATATACACTAATCCTAGTGAAAACCCCTTCATCACCATAATCAGAGTTTGCGCTGCCATCTGTCGAAAAAACACGAGAATTAATTCCTGCTAATTTTTGGTCAATAAATAAACCACCACCACTATCTCCTGGTGCAATCATGAATTCCAGTGTGGTTTTCGTGCCCTTACCAGTACTGCAAATTAAAAAATCGTCTTCTATTTTATCAATAATATTAGATCCAGCCCTTTTAGTATTATCAAATGGCCTATTAGCACCTGTCTTTAAAGTACCAGTAAATCCATATCCCGCCATCCCACAAACTTTTCCAACCTCATCGTCTGCTGAATATAGCTCAGGATAGAAATCTAGTTTTAATGGTCTTTGTAATTTAGCTAATGCTATATCACTACGCCCAAGACTTACATCTTTTTTAAATTCAACCGGTATTACTACAACTCTACAAGGATAAACTTCATTCTTGTAGATTACATGCTGAGTAATTGATCCTTCTACTACATGAGCGGCTGTTAATACATAATATTCATCTATTACAACACAGGATGCCTTGAACTGACTATTAAGCTTATCAGCATATATTCCGGCTATAGGTAAAACGCACTCATATTTTTTACCATATTCTACATACTTACTATCTGGAACACTAGGGTCAATAGTGCCACCCAGACACAAACTAGCAGACAGTAAAAGTATAGTGACGATTTTTTTAAACATGGGTTATATTCCTAAAGCCAGCAAGAGTCTTCATTATTATGTGAGGATATTTTTTAATTAGTTTTTCTGGAAGAGTGATGGAATAATCCTCATCAGCCTTAAAGGTTACTGGAGTCTTTACATATTTTATTTTTACGCCTCCTAAGGCGTTACTCACGGGATGTCTCCACAGCTCAACCGTTTTACCTTCAGAAAGGTTTTCCAATTTTTCTCCATACCATATCTCTGTTGCTATCCATCCATCTGGAAGGGGGAGCTTTTTAACGTGTGAAACAACGATATTAGCCGCTTCACTCAACGTTATTTTTGCCATCTCGCCTTCCCAGTTGTTGCTTGCACCAATCAAAGGATTAATATTGGTATTTTCACCAGAGAGTCTAATCAAATCACTATAGGTCATTGTGTGCGTTAATTCATAATCAGCCTGAATTTTAGAACTACTATCTATTTGTTCTTCAAATTCAAAGCTGTTATACTTAGATCGCCTATCATAATATTTTCCGGTTATAACCTTTACAGCTGTTTCTTTAGCCTCGATTAATCGTAGTGCCGATTTTGTGCCTCTTCTACTTGTAATTCTGTATGGCGTCTTATACTCCTCGCCGTCGGCAAGAATTACCTTGATAGGCCGCCGAGTCTTGTAATCGCTAAAATTCCCATAAGAAGTTACAGGATCTCCCACCTCCACAATAGATTGTATATCGTAACATTGACGGCACATGCAGCCAGGGCTATATGGGTCGACTGGTTGATTATTTTTTTTAAAAACTGTCATCCCAGCACTACATACTTGAAAATTTTGAAGTCTTTTAACATCTGCATCCGAAAGACATCTAGTATTCGGACCTATTATTATTTTGCAGTGACATCCTAGTACCGTGCAGGGGGTTATAAATCCTTGGGTTTTATCTTGTGTAGAAAAACATCTACATACATTTTTAAATACAGCTAAGATTTTATCAGGATTGTTTGAATAAAATCTCATACTTTTTGCCCATGGCACTAACCCACCCTCAGAGGTTCGATTAGCTTCGATTAGCCGTTTTATCTCGACATCAGTAATCCCTCTGGGTGGCATTTCAGACCCTGTTTTTACATCTACATATTCACATGCTAGTTCATTCCATCCAGGAATGCAGCTTTCTCCTCTCGGCAGAGAAAAGCCTTTAGTTACCTTGTAATAATTATTGTATGCCATAACCAACTCCTATTGAACTAAGTATTATAGCTGAAGCCTTCAAAACCACAATAAAGACTCGTTAACATATTACGAAATTTACTCATTGCAGTCGGTGCTTGTAGCTGTATTTGCTGATCAGCCTTAATGGTTATAGGGGTTTTAATGTAATCTATGGTTATTCCACCAAATTTGCTGATAGAAACCCGTACGCCACCAGGACCAGTAAAATAAGTTGTTGTTTCTGTTTCAATTTTTGACCACCCATCTGGAAGAAGGCTCTCTGTAGGTGCCATAATCACACTAGTTACTTCACGTAATGTTATTTTTGCCATCTCGCCTTCCCATGAGTCTGATTCCCCGTTAAGAATATTGAGATTTTCATCCATTGGATTTGTCCAGTTACCTAGCCTTTCTGGAACACCATTATATTGATCATATATCTCAAAAAGATTTTTAGTTAACATTCTATATTCTAGCCTATAAGTAGTTACAACCGTAGAACTACTATCTGCTGATGATATAATTTCAAACGAATTATTGATTGGCCGCCTATTATAATATTTTCCAGTATAAACCTTAACCTCTTCCTCTTTAGCGTTGACTAGCTTTATACCAGCTGCTGTTCCTGTTCTTCTTATAATTTTGCTTGGAATAAGTTTTCCGCCAATACCTCTATATCTTGTGTACGACGCAACGCTATAATTAGCTATAGGTGCGTATTTGCGGTTGTTATCCAACCTGCATACAGTGCATCCACAGCAGCCTTCTTTTACCAACCCAGCTCTTGGTGTTCCCGAGCATATCTCGTTATCTTTAAACTTATCAATCTCCCATTCTGACCAGCATTTTGCTTCAGGGCCAGCAATCCCCTTACAACACGCATCACAACTCGACAACACACAACCTCGGTGTTTACAGAATGTTCTACAAATCTTGTTTTTTGTTATTAGTATACTATCAATGTCATTTGATAAAAACCTAAGATCTATAACGGTTTTCATAAGCGACAGATACCGATTAGTGATCAATAATCGTCGTATATATGATACAGGGAGTGGTAAGGGAATTTCAGAACCTGGAGCAGCATCTATCCATTCACATGAGTTTACATTATATTCTGCACACGTATACTTATCTCCTTTGCTAAAACCCACTACCTTTTGATAATAGTTATTATAGGCCATCGCCAATCTCCATTAAGTTAAGTAATATGATTAAATTCAACACTACAAGGAACATAACCATCAGGAATTCCTGTTACTGGATAAATGCTCATACCATTTGCTGGAATCCAACCATAACAGCCAGAGGTTGCAGGATCGTTGTTGTAAGCATTACATTCATTTTCGCTATCGTAAGTATCGCCAACCATCCTAGCTGAAAGACTCCAAAGATCACCTACCATATCTGTTACATAGGTTGGAATAACGTGATTAGAGCATGTACCGAACACACCGCTAGCTATTATACCGCATGTTTCGCCACTTACATAGTGCGTCCAACCGTCAGGAACACCAGACGGATCGCAACTATAGCTCGTGTTTGCCGACCATTCCCACTGATATACCGCACAATATCCACAACTATCTGCATCTGGCGCAGCATATCTACTCAATGTTAAAGCTAAAGCAGAAACCTCGTCTGTATTTGAAATTTCAAAGTCATTATTTTGTACCACAAAATCTGGAATAGTTTCAAAAAACGCCAGTTCTTCTTCAGTAAGAAATCCTATAGGACTATTAAAAAGAGGATTTTTAATGTGTTTTTTATTTGTGATTGGTCTAGTTTGTAAATTGTTATAGAATGTAAAACTATTTTGTTTGCTGATACTTTTACTGTTAGTCAATAAATTGTTAGTATTATAGTCTATGTTCTCAATATTATCTGTGTAAAAGTTATCAGAAGTTTCAACAGTGCCGTCAGCAGGAGAATTTTCTACGCTAATAGGCAGATATGGAACATATATTCCATACTTAATACTGCTATTAGTATAGTCTCCAATAGTTTGGAAAAAACTATTTGGTTGAATGTTACCGTAATGCCTAGCGGCCTGGTTTGCATCTAAAGCAGTACCTTCAGTATTATAAAAATTTACTTTAGATCTAGTATCCAGATTAGGATATGGATCTGGATATACTTTAGCTATATTAATAGTTGGTACTGTTTTTTTATTTGGATTTATTTTATATGTTGACATAGCTATCCTTAATTTTGTGGAGGAATACTTGTATATGTGTTCATGTTATTACCCTAAAGTATATTTATATCTAGTGCGACTATTACGACGCTGTGAACCATTCCATCCGGCCCATTTTTTACTTCCATAAACTACACTATCAGTCCAAGCCTCAAATTCTATTACCATAGTTTTCTCTGAACCAATACTCTTCTCAATAATCAGCTCATTTGACTTGTAAATCGGATAGCATGTTCGAAGTTCTCCGTAAAGTCCCCATTGGACACATACCGTACCCACAATCGTATAATTTGCATTATTAGAATCAATTCTAGCTTCTGTTACAGAATATGTGGTTTTAGTCCCAGATTTATTCTTATTTGTCTTTATCTTCATGGCAGAATATACTCCGCCTTTTGGTCGAAAGCTATATGTCCCGGTCTTCGAACGAACTCTTTCGCCAAGAGTATAGTGCTCGAGTGTGCCAGTTATCTCATGAGATTGAGTGGTTACTGATATAGTCTCTATCTCTGCATCCGCAGGAAGACCTCCTAATATAGGACTTAGTCTTTTATATTCGATTTGCCCGGTGAATTTAACTCTATTAGGAGGCCTTAAACTTGCCCCCCATCCGCCACCAATTTCACCAGTAGCCGCCAATAGTTCTTCACCAGGAATAGGGATTATGCCCTGATAAAATGGGACATGGTTAATGACTTTATTAGTCAAATTTCTTATACGCAGACTTTTGTTCTGCAACGAGTTTCTAAAGGTTAGCTCGTCCCTACAGCCGGTTGCACAATACTTTATGTCAGGGTCTGTGCTACACGTCACTAAGGACTTACATCCTTTTCCTGTTTCTAGTTCATTATATGCGCTACTAAACGATGAATCGCCTAGGTTGTTTAATTGCTTAATACTGGGGGAGTAAGTTGGTAAATAACGTTCAATACCAACCGGCTTTGAAGGACATTTCTTCTTATTGTATTGGCTTCCCTCTTCTTCACCTGAATACCATGCATTCTCTACCCATGACAGATAACTTGTGCGGTTACCTGCTCCATTTGGCCACCCACACCAACCACCCCCACTAAATACGCTCATACATATTCTCCAAATAAATCGGAACACGGTGTACCCACAGGAGAACTTGGCGGTGTTCCTGTGTAAATAATTTCTGTATCGTACATATTCATAGATATATCTATATTAGGGTATGTTTCTGCTGCTAAATCACAGATTCTTTCATTAGCTCCAACATAACTAAAAGCAGCAGTAACATCTGAAGGTAGTTCATCACATGGATTTAACGAAACGCCGCTAATACTGCTTTCGTCAAGATAAGTAAAAGTCCATGTCAATTCATCCATCACCGCTGATGTACCAGCTTGTCTAGCTATTTCTAAATCATAATCTGCACATGATGTAAGATTAAGAGGATATCCACCGCTACCATCAATTGGCCCATCACCGCTTGGATAGCTAACACCACCAATCATTTCAAGACCATTTACTTCACACGCAGGACAAGTACCATTCATAGACCTATAATAAAAATATCTGATATCTGGTTCTGCCAATGTCTGAAACGATTGTGCTGACTGTGTTTCTATATCTGGTAGATTGTCTATAAAATCTTCAAATGCTATAGAAAGACCAGCAAGAACTGAAGAGTCAGGAAATTCTGCAACTCTTTCATACTGTTTAGATTCAAAATATTTATGGTAGAAGGTAGGCTTATATCCATCATTCACTGGCAACGTAGAATATATTTCGGATTCATATGGATAAACAGTGCTAGCTCCAATAGGCAAATAAGGAATTCTATGCCCTAAAAATACAGCAGTATTGACTGGATAATTGGTATTAGCGACCATATCATTAGTTTTAGTCAAACTCTCAACATGCGTAACATCATTAGCAAAAATAGGCGTATTAACTGTTGAGGAAAGTTCGTTTGCTAGAGTGATATCTCTACCTAATGTAGTCGTAGGAGGTATATATTCTCTCTTATTTTTATTAAAAGATATTCTGCTAATAGCTTTTGGATTTATGTTATATGTCGACATACTTTACTTCTTTTTTTACGACGAGTATGCATGTGTGGTTAGTATATCTATACACCACTTACATATTTATTAAATATCTCTTGATCATGCGGAAATCCTTGGAATTTGCCTGGACCTGAGATAAAGTTATAGGTATTAGTTTCTAAATTATCGGTTATTTCAGTGCTGTCGTTGTAATAATATTTTCTTGTCAAACCATCTTTTAATCCTAATTCTGCAGCGGTTATGTTGTGAACTACTTCTTGATAAATATATACTGTTAAACTAGATATAGCTCTTGTTTCTCTTAAAATTTCAATAGGATGTATCAATAAAGTAAAACCATTTGTAAATGGATGTTTTGACAAATCTTGATATTCAATACGTTCAGCTGTAATATTTTTTAAATTCTCTTGAAACAATGGTAATACTGCATAAGTATAACTATTATCAGGAAGTACACCCATACCTCCTAAAAACCTACTGCTTCTAACAGCTAAAAATTTAGCTTCTGGCCAATTGGCTAGTTTTAGTTTTGGATTCTTTATATTATTATTTAGCCATTTCCACTTCAAATTAATCAATTCATAATATACAGGATCTATATTTGCTACAACATAAACTTTTCTGATCAACCAAGCAGGATTAGGCTTAGCTGGGAGCAGTGGAGTGCATTCTTGTATAGGTTTTTCTTGATGATTAAGTATCGCTCCCCACCCAGGTATGGTTAATCTTAAACCTTTATTTAAATGATTTTTGTCTATTGTAATCTTCAATCTACCAAGATCAACTGGTGAATTTATTGTTAGTCCTAATTCATTGCTTACTTTTCTTTTACGATACTCAAATTTTTTTGTAATACTCGTCAAAAAATTATCATAATCATTCAAGCTAGCATTAATATTTGCTAAAGATTTTGATATAGGATAATATTCTTTTTCTTGAATAGATATTTTTGTTTCGAATGCTTTATTATGACCATTTTTATCTTTTATGTTAAATGGATCTGTGTCTATAAATAAACCGTAGGATGAATAAAAATTTCTCGGAATTTTGTTTTCATCACCCATAAATGGATCTTCATAAAGGTTCCATACTCTCTCGGGAAATAGTTCGCCATCAGGACCTGTACTCCATTGGTAACACGCCCCATTCCTATTTTCGTATGTTGGTCTGTATGATGGTCCTCCTTCTTTTAAGTCAGCAGGAGTAGGGTCTGAAGGGTCAGTTACGCCCGGTTCTTTTCTGTATACAGAATATATTGTAGACATTGGATCTGCTGGAGATATACTCATTTTATTATATACTTTCTTATTATGACTCTAATCGATAACCACCGTCTTGACAATATACATATGGATCGAAATATGACTCTGGAGTTCCTGTAGACACAATAGCAGTATTCTGTATCCAAGAAAGAGTAAATCTATCAGTGCTTACGCAATCTGATTGACTTAGACCTTTTACTTCCGAGTACATCGTTGCAATATCTTCTGGTAAATTTTCGCATCCGCTACCGCTAACTGATTCACCGTCTGCATATTGGAAAGTCCAGTCGATAGGATAACCGATAATTATTTCTGCTCCTTCAATCAGTGGCTCCATACTAATATATTCGTTAAGTTCTTCACAACTAGTTGCAATTAGAGGGTATCCCTGAGTGTTACCTTCTGGCCCATCGCCGCTTGGATAAGTTATGCCGCCTCTTAATGAAAAATCTCCACCAACAAGTTGACACGAGCCGCATGAAGGTATATCTGGAGCTATTAATAAATAAACAGCTTCTCCCGGTACATTCGGCTTTGCTAATATGAATCGATCTTCAAAAATATCTGAATCTATATCGCTAGACAAAGCAGGTGCTGCATTCGATGAACTGGTATTAATATTAGATAATATTATGTCCCAATCTATATCACTTACTATTGGAATCCAAGTATCATAATCATTTTTATTTTTCGAAGGAACTGTAGCAACCTTTTTATTGCTATCAAGTGAAGCTTTAATTGCAGCTATGATTACTGGATCTAACATAATTATTCTTCTTCTTCTTCTTTTATTATTCTGTAAAACGAATAAATAGAAACAAATGGTTTATTATTAAGATTACTACCAGAAGAAATGTATGGATGATATAGATTATTTCTTATGAAGGTATTCATCAATAGAATTGATACTAAATAGTGTGGATGATATGCGGTTGCTGGTCTTAGTGGCTTGTTGTAGTTCATTCTAGTAGTCGTTTGCCGACTGCTTTCATACTGATTTCTATAATCCCTACCTTGATTATTTACATTAAACAAAGTATTTTGCTGATTACTTTTTTTTGTATCATTAATCTTATATGTTGCCATATTATATACCATCTAAAATAAAAAGATAACCACTTTGCTTTTATACACCATACTTTTTAGGTCTATTTTTTATATTTTGCAGATACCACGCAGCATCATTGACTATATTCACATTCCAGCTTTTATAGTCCATAAAATGGCCAAATACAAAGTGGCAATATTTATCACAGAGCGTGATGAGATTATCTGGGTCTAGCTCCCTAGCTGGCTCTAGGTGTACCGGGACTATATGATGTACTTCCGGTTTCTTACAAGACCCACAAGCCATACAACATGGCTGTTTTTCTAGATGTTTTTTTCTTAGTGTAGGCCATTTACCTGACCTAGTAGCATATCTTAACTCTTTTCCGAAGGGCCAGAACGCCAATTTAGTGCCTCAGATATAGTAGGAAATTGTTCACTAAATATATCTTTACACCGATTTGCAATATCCATGTGTTCTTTTTGGGTTCCGTTAGCTGATCTAAGCTGTATGTAGTGCATCCAGGAACGCACTGAGCCGCTCATATATAAACGAGTAGGTGTAGCCAAGGGTAAAATAAAACGGGCGCACTCCTTAGCTATTCCGTCCTGTAGCATCTGATCATAAAGACCCTTTGCTTTGGCAAAATGTTCTCTAATCAAAACATTATACTTATTACGCATTTCATCAGATATATCATCAATGCTATTTTGTCTATTCTTATCGTCCTGTCTGCGTAATTCAAAAACAGGTATAGCCTCTGCTAAAAAGCTGGCATCAGCATACCTCTGACTAAACTCCTGAAATGTAAAACTACGATGTCTAAGAATTTGAGCAGCAATACCTCTTGTGGTATTAATCTCTATCGTTAAAAAAGCTTGCTCAAAAATACTCCAGTGATTATGATCAATACAATACTTCAGTAGTCTTGCATAGCTTTCATTGTTTTGATTATTCGGATTAGATACTCTAGCACAATACGCTATGTTTTTTTCAGCGTCTGGAGTTACACTAATTAAATTGACCGTCATTCTTTTTCCTTAAACTCATAAAAGTATACTTCTTCGTTAGATTCAGATACCCATCTTGATCCTTGGTGTTCACAGCTAAATTCTTGACTAAATACTTTCCAGTCTGGCTTCTTGTCAAACTTTCTGCTAATAAAACTACCACCATCAACCCACAAGACCCTGTTGTTAGGCTGCATAAAATATTGACCACCTTCACCTTCAAAGAAATGTCCGCATTTATGTCCAGCCGCCATTTCTCCATAACCACATTGATATTGCGGCCCTAAGCACCAATCTATAGTAAAAAGATATTTAGCCTTATGTAGAGTTTTGTCTTTAAGCATAATGTTGGCTGAACGATTTTTAGTATATTGATTAATATTGCATGATGCGTAATAACTCATGCTATCCCACAGTTCTAACCAATCTAGAGAATATTCTGTGCCACCACTTTCATCTGCTCTTAAATATTGTAGTGGTACTCTAGCGTGTTGACTACCATATTCAGTCATCACAGAAAACATAGCACATCTTTGAGGTATGCTAGTAAAAGAAAATACTTCTACCACTATTCTGTCGTTTTTTATACTAGGCTCTTTATCGTAAAGAAAGCCTGTATCTAAATAACAAAAGAATGTAGGTATATCTATGTTTAGATAATTACTCATTTTTATTCCACCATTTTACGAGTTTTTCCCATAATGGTTTAAAGAACCATATTGTAATATAAGCAACAATAGCCTCTATGGCCTTGCCGAATATAGTAGAAATGGTAATGCTTTGTTTTTTTATCTCTTTAGAACCCGTATCCTGTGTCATATTTTACATCCTGTTGAAATAATTGTTCTTGGTATTCCTTTTGATATTCTATATGTTGATTACTTGTGATATGATTATATATCTCTAATGCAAGACTACTGACACTATTAGTTAGTCCAGTGGCTTGAGGGTCACCTGACTTGGCCCAATAGTAGTCATACTTATTAGGATTATCTGCTCTGTCTGTTTCTTCTCTAAAAGATTCATATCCATAGCTTTTAGCCCAACTCTTAACTAATGACCATTTCATCAGCAATTCCTCGCTTCAAGTTCTTCTTTAGTGAAAAATTTTCTTTTTACAGAATCATAGTTCTCAATCGGCTTATCGTATCTTTTCCATGCTTCTTTGTGTCTATTGGCTGTTAGCTCATGCTCTTTACGAAATATTTGCTCCATTTGATAGGCGATTAGATCATACAAATCATTAATGTGTTGACATACTTCTGGGTGTTTGTCTATAGAGCCTATACGATCTCGCACATCTGCTTGAAAACAAGAATAACGCAAAGGATGTTTATCTGCTTTGGTTAAAGGAGTATATATTTCTTCAGACATTTTTTACTCTAGGATAATTTTCCAATGCTGTCTCTAGCGAAGATATTAATTGAAATAGATACATACTTTGAGTATTGCTCATATCTTCTATAGTGTCTAAGTCCTCGATCATATATCTTAATATATTCGTACATCCAGTGTTGTCAATAAATGCACGAATTCTATCTTTATGCTCCAGGTAATTTAATTCTTCTTTTCTTTGCTTCTTTTTACATACATAACTATTCATTATATTTTACCTAACACCCTACCTCTCTGTGTTCTTAAAACAAAACCCTTCCTTATCATATACGGCTCAATACTGTTTTCAATAGTTTCCATAGCAATACCTGTCAGACTAGATAATGCCTTTAAGCCAAGTGGATTAGCACGATTTTTCCTTAGTACATTTATATACTTTTTATCGTTTTGATCAAACCCGTTCTCGTCAATACCTTGACTACTATAAATTTTCTCAATATCTTTTTCATTAGGATAATATGCAGTATAATTTTTATACCACTGTAGTCTAGCATTTAATACACGAGGAGTTCCCTTACTACGTTTGGCTATTTCTATTTTTTCATCATCTGACAGATTAAGTCCCAGCTTGCTTGCGTTCAATCCTACCAGTTCAGCTAGTACATCTGGCTCATAAAAAGATAGATGTTCTTTAATCATAAAGCGATCATAAAACGGCTGACTTAAACTACCTCCGCTAGTTGTAGCACCCACCAGTGTAAATTCTGGTATATCAATAGTTTCAGGATTTTGTTCTATAAGAATTTCCATCTTGAAATCTTCCATCACAGGATAGAGAAATTCTTCGACTATCTTTGGCAGTCTGTGGATTTCATCAATGAACAGCACAGATTTTAATGTGATGCCCATGAGATATGGCATTAGACTCTTAATATTACGCACATTAGCGGCATTAAGCGTATACAGATTCACGCCCAGTTCACTGGCTATAGCACTCGCTATGGTGGTCTTGCCGAGGCCAGGAGGCCCGTCTATTAAAACATGAGGCATCGCACTGGTCGAATTTTTACAGCCGAACGCAGAGATGCGTAGACGATCAACAACATCTTTCTGCCCAATAATATCATCAAACTTTTGAGGACGCAAATTCATCAATTGTTACTCCAAAATCAAAAATAATTTTCTTAACCAAATCTACCAAGTCTTCTGTCTGATATTTAGCATATCCTTCCTTAGCTAGTATCAGTGCCTCATCTTGATCAAAACCATATTCACACAGAGTTTTGCAGCAGCGGTTGACTATGTTAGTTACAGGCTTGGGACGCTCAATATTCTCCTGCTCTTTTACATACTCAACTTTAATATTGGATATTTTTGTCGGTATAATTATGCTATCGCACACTGGACAACAAATCTTGTATCCATCTGTTTGATTCTCTTTGTAGCTAATCCAATTAATAGTTTCACAATCTTCGCAGATGTACTTAAAATGAATGTCCGCACGACTAGGTTTCTTCTTCTGTATCTTTTGTGTCTTGTTCATTCGGCCAAAAAACGAAGTCATTTTTTTCCTCATCGAAAGCAATATTTAGTAGATTTTTATTAGCTAATGATTTTAGTAAGTTACTTGTCATTCTAGAGGTCAACGCTGCCAGATAATCCATATATTCGGTCTCTGTCATATATAAAGCATCATCCTTCTTCCTTGCGTACTCATTAAATATTAATGTAGCCTCTTTAGTATTTAAGCAAGTTTCTAGTTCTGCTACTTCTTCTAGGGTTAGAGTTTTAATATCAAACTCATATGAGATAGGTTTTTCTGGTGGTTCTTCTTGTGAAAGTCCAGAAAAATTTTTGTATACAAATACTCTAGAACCATTCACAAACCTTACGACATCAGTGATTTCGTATTTCATTAGTTTAATATGTCAAACATTCCTTTGTAGTACGATGGTTGCCGCAGAAAATGAACAGCATGACTAGCAATATGGTTATTGTATGCTGTTTGTAATGGCTTTTTCACCAGATAAGTTTGTTTCCAAATGGCCTCGTTGTACTGATTGCTTCCAAGATACAAGAAATACTTATCTTTACCAGAATTATTTGGTTGCGATTGTTTTTTAGGGGCAGTTAATTTATGTCCAAAAATCCAAACATTATCGCTTTCTTCTGAAATATCAAATAACGCTTTGGACAACCACTGTTCCCAAGCAGACCAATCTACATCAAACTTTTTTGAACTATAGGGATATCCATATTCATTATATTCTGGATAATGCTTATAATCATCATCGTCATAATCTTCATGTTCTGGGTCTTGGTGCATTTTACGCTTTCCTCAAGGGGCCGCAGGGTGACGCTGACTATTTATTATACCCCACGGCCCCGACAAATCAACCTATGCAAAACTTATCGCTGATCTCATCAGCCAGTTCCCGTGCAGCCCTACTCAGGAAGTGGTTCTTGCTAAACCATAGCGGTGTAGAGACTTGATTGAGGAACTCAACGGTTTTCTTTAAAAGGAACGTCTGCTGAGTGTCAGCGTTTAAATCAACGCTTGGCAGGCTGTCTGGATCAACCGCAGCAGGTGCTACTGGTTGAGGTTCGCCAACAGTTCTTTGAACCATTTCATCAGCACGATCTTGACTGACCGAACCCATCACAGCTCTTGCGTGATCTATAATACTCTCATTATTATTAGGCTCCTTATAATTACGAATAGCAGATTCTACATCATAAGAAGGAGTCTTTACCTCCACAGGATTACAACTCATCCCAAGAAATCCTTTATTTCCACAGGTTTCTTTTGCCTCAAAAACAATATCAGCAACCTTGCGATGCAATTCTCTACGCTCACCCCAACTCATATTTTCTACTGGAGTGCCGTTGCTTGCTGCTTCGTCAGCAACCAGCTTCCAAGCATCAAACCAAGCATTGCTACTCTTGCTAAGATTGCGATAATCAATATTAGCCGATGTTCCATCAAGAGCATTTTTCAGATCATTAAATCCCACCGTATGACCATCACTACCGGGAAGTATACTAGTAAAGTAAGGAGCCTTACCTTCCCAGCCCTTACGCCACCAAGTATAAGGCACTCTATAAATCTGATTAATCTTGATTGCTAAAGGATCACCACCAAAATGATTTGCAAGTTTCTTTTGCACACCCTTCCAAGTAGTCTTATTGACATTTCTATCTTCAGCAGTCAGAATCCAATAGCACTGATAACCATTACGAGTATCTACTACCCAAGATGGTGGAACTGGAAAACTATTGATCTTGTCCAAGAACCGTTCTTTGTGCTTCATTACAACACTAGGCTTGAAATACTTGCCTTCATCATCACGCCCAGCATCCATATCGCAGAAACATGCGGCTATTTGATTTATGGCATATTGCTTACGTCCACCATTAATATAGAAGTAAGCATCAGAACCTTTCTGGTTTGCTTCAAGTACATCTTGGAACATTGAAGTATGAGCCATACTACTAATCTTCTTGCGAGGATTACCATTATAGCAAAAGATATGCTGTTGACGAAATGATTGAAAAAAATCCACCGCCACAGATGGACTATTGTTTTTGTCAAAAGGATTAAAACCCAAATCGCTACTGAAATTTCCCATGATAAATCTTCCTTACTGCACTTAACTCAAAATCAAAAGTTGGTTGTCTCTGGGGCAGAAAACACTTCTACCAAAAGCAGCGACACTAATCTAGTTGCAGAGGATGCGGCGGGATCGAACCGCCTTAGCCCAAATTGCTCACCCATCCAATCACAGGGAATCACAGACTATCAATATTCATCATCATCATCATAATCATCATCATACTGATCCCAGTAGTCCTCATCGTATTCATCATACAGACTACCTTCGTCCTCATGGTAATCATCTTCACCAAACTCGCTCTTGTAAAGAGGCTTGAGAAGTTCACCTTGATATTCTCCGACTACTTCATATCGACAGGTACGAAGTTTCTCGCAGTTGCAATCACTAGGAACACTAACTACATCTGCCGGATTAATCTTAACGATCACAATTCTATCGTTGTTTTCTACGCTGCCATAACTGGCAACATAGTTCAAAGCACCAGCATGAAGTCCGTTAGAACATCCTACGCTACGATTATCGTCAACCTTGGCTCGACGCATTTCACAGACGTTGCCAACATGGTTGTCGAAAGCTCCTCTGTACTTATCCATGTAGTCACTACGAACTGCCTTATAGGCGAGGAAATGTCCATCCTCAGTAATTGGCAGATGTTCATGCTCAAGGAAATCGTACAACTCTTTCTGACTCTGCATACTAGGGTTGCTCATCAAGTTGTTCAAGAAATTTACGAGAGGCTGGAACGGTAGACCCTTCTTCATAAACTCTAGAATACGCTGGCTAATACTGCCGTGGACTTCTTCGCCCTCAAACAATACCTTGCCATTCTTGACCTCTACCAGACCGTCGCTAAAATTTGCAACTGCCTTTTCAAGATCAACCAGTTCCAACAACTCATCTTCATTTGCTGTTGGTAGTGCTTCCAGAATCATCTTGTAGTTAGTATGTTCTGGCAAAACTTGGTGAGCCTTGTTCTTGAGGATCACCGTCAAATTTCCATCAACCCACATAAAAGGAACGCTCATTGTTAATTACTCCTGTGATAGAACCTTTTCAAATCAACTTTCCCAAATCCCGACGCAGACCATCTGCATCGACAGTTTTGTACCACTCTGGCGTATAGTAGCCATCTGTGCAAATCGGCTTGTCTGGATTAGCCTCGCCAACGTGTCCACTACTACTATCGTCCATTCCTACAATATACTTGAGCAGAGGTGAGTTGTCAACCTGTGCTTTAAGATTTTTTCTGATGACCGTGATATCTTGCAACTGATGCTTTCTTTCACGAATACTTTTATCTGAAATTTTTAGAGCATCAGATATAGTGTCGGTAAAATTGCCCAGAGCATTTACGGTTTCTGTATACTTTTCATAGACTTTCTTAATCTTTGCCGGATCAAGACCATTCATACCATACTTTGCGAGAATAGTTGCAATATGTGCATTAACATCGCCTTGCTTAAAGTTTCTGAATCTAGTATCATCTGGAATCATCTTACCAAAGAACCATATAGCCATCCAGTTATCCATCACATCACACAGACTCTTGTTATTGATGTGACTACGATACTCTAGACCATAAATGTTCAGCAGGGTTGCCATAATTCTTTTATCACTAGCACTAGA